ATGGCTGGCGAACTTAACAAACTGAGCGACAGGAAGTTAAAGGGATTACATGGCATCCCGGCCAGTAAGATTGAGTTCTATGCTGATGGTGCCGGGCTGAGCGCCAAGGTAACGAAAGCTGGTGGTATTAGCTGGGTGTTTACTTACCGACTCGACGGGCAGAAGCTGCACCGTCTGACTCTGGGACGATACCCGGATATGAGCCTCAAGGAGGCCCGTTCTTCGCGTGATAAATGCCGCCAGTGGCTGGCCTCAGGTAAAGATCCAAAGCACCAGTTGGCGCTGACCACTCAGGAAACGCTTAAACCGGTCACTGTTAAGGAAGCTATCGAATACTGGATACGCGAATATGCAGAAGAGAACCGCGCGAATGTTGAAAGGCACAAAGCGGAGCTGCGTAAACACATTTATCCTTATATTGGGAAAATGGCGCTCGCTGACTGCGAAACCCGTTATTGGCTTGACTGCTTTGACAGGATGAAAAAGAAAACGCCAGTTGCTGCGGGTTATGTGTTCCAGATGTGCAAACAAGCCCTGAAATTCTGCCGGGTTCGTCGCTATGCTGTGAGTACCGCGCTTGAAGATTTAACAATTCCAGATGTCGGTAAAAAACAGGCAAAAAAAGACCGGGTATTAAACGATAAAGAGGCTGGCGATTTATGGGCTGCCATTTCCTCTGGCACTTGCTTCATGCCTTACTACACCAGGCTACTGACAATCTTAATAGTGTTTGGGTGCCGAACGCAGGAGGCCAGGCTATCAGAGTGGAGTGAATGGGATATGGATGCCTGGGTCTGGACGGTTCCCAAAGAGCACAGCAAGGGTGGCGAGAAGATTGTAAGACCTGTGCCGGATGCCATGCGCAAATTCATTGAAATACTGCATGATGAAACGAAACGATCCGGCCTTTTGCTTGGGTCGGTTAAAGGCAGTGAAGCGGTAAGTCAGTGGGGCCGCGGCGTTTATAAAAAGCTGGGGCATTCTGAACCATGGACACTGCACGATCTAAGACGAACTTTAGCAACGCATATGAATAATATGGGTATAGCACCACACGTTGTCGAACAGTTGTTGGGGCACTCAATGCCGGGCGTCATGGCGATTTACAACCGTAGTCTGTACTTGCCTGAGAAACTGGATGCGCTGAATAAATGGTATGACCGATTAGAACTTCTTGCGGGTAAACATCAAAATGTGGTGCTGTTACCTGTAGCTAATAGAGATTAAACTGATATTGCGGGTCTAGGTCGGCCAACCGAAGAGCGGGAAACCCTACCCGCCTGGCTCGCAAAGTATTTAGGGCGTTGAGGGTAGCGCAATGGCTAACGACATTAAAATTCCGTTTCAATATTGCAACATTGAGCGTGCGTCAAGATTGCTGGGTTGCGAGATTAGCGATCTGATTAATTTGGGTGTTACTAAAAAAATAGCTCTATGCCTCAATTTATTTGATGCTCGCGCCGTTTTATATATGAAAACTGATAGCAAGTCAGCAAGCGCTTGGTTCGATACCAGAAAGGCAAACTCCACCACATCCATGATGGGTAATAATATTACTGAATTTTCCAGGCTTCATCTTTTCAGATACGATTATAACGAGGAAGCAGATGAAACTATTCACGTGCCTTTATTTGGTCAAGACTCAGAAAATGGGTGCTTCAGTTCAATTGGTAAAGCTTATGGGTTGTGGCGTCTTTGGGGCGGTCTAGAGGAACTACAAAATTTTGGAGAGTACGCCATAAGTGGTTTTGAATTAACTCCTTGCCATCCCGAAAAAGATAATCCCGCCGTACAGCTTTTAATGGTTGGCGAAGATAGTGATTATGATGAAGAAGACGATCAGGTATTCAAAAATAAAATTTCTATAAATGATTTATGGATTACCGCACAGGATATAAGGCGACTTCTTGACTGTGGTGGGGATTATTTCACGCTCACAGATGATTTTGAGTCTTTAGAGCCTCATAAGATGAATGGCAATGAAATTGTGCATCATTCTGCTGAACGACATGCAAGAAACCGAGAGCAAATTTTAATGGTTGCCATGCGCTTTAAAGAAGAGCAGCAAAATGCTTTTAATGAGAGCTGCAGAAAAACAGATGGAACTATTAACTATTCTGCCTGGGCGCGTGAGTTGATCGCCAGACCTGACTGGTTCATCAATGGTGAACTGCCAATAAAAACAGAAACGAAAATAGCAGCAATATTAAACAATGCGCATAAGAGGCCGAGCGAAAGAACACAGTAAGCCTTACTCATATACTCCTATAGCATACTGATATATTTATAAGCATTATCAGTATGCTTCTATGCTTACAACTGTATTTCCATCCAGTGTTAACGGTTGCAAACTAGCCTCCACAAACTTAGAAACAGTGGAGGCAACATGCAAAACACCATTTTTACCCCGCCTAATCCTGAACAGCGCCGCACCCTTTTAGAAGAGTACGGCTTTAAGTTCGACCGTCGAATCCGTGAAGAAGAATGTAGCGAGATCACCAGCCTTTCCCGTTCCAGCCGCTGGAAGATGGAACAGCAGGGGCGCTTCCCTCCGCGCTGTCACTTTGGCCGAAATAGCTGTGCCTGGCTTCTTTCGGATGTGCTCTGGTGGGTTCGTAATCCGCCAGCAGTAGAGAACGTCAATAACCCGTACAGCCGCAAATCTGCTTAATTAACTACAGGTAATCAGAGATGAAAAAGATTAATGCCCTCAAAGGGCAGGGATTCGCTCACCCTGAAGCCAGCCAGAGCGATATTTTAATTAATCACAAATCGGAGCCGCGTATCGATTCCCGCCTTATTTCAGAGCGAGCCGGAATACAACATGAAAGCCTAAGCGCGACGATTAAATCGCACCAGAGCAGATTGCGCGAGCTGGGATCACTGCCTCGTCAGTCACTCAAGGAATTAACCGATTTGAAATCGGGAAAATCCGGCCGAAAGCGTGGGCGTCCTGAGATTAGTTATCTGCTGAATGAGCCGCAGCTCGACTATCTGCTGCGTATCACCCGAGGGCGTGATCCTGAACGTATTAACCAGTTCAAGCTGGATGTTACGAAGGCATTCACTAAGCGCCGCGCCGCAGAACCTATCCGCCGTGAGTACCTGCCTGGCTACCACGAAAGCCGCGACGGATTAAAAGCCCTGGGCGCACAACGGCACCATTACATCAATCTGGCCCGCGCTGAAAACCGCGTGGCTGGTTTGTCTGATGGTGAGCGCGGTACCGCAGACGAACAGCAATTGGGGCTGTTGGTGGTGATGCAGAAAATCGAACAGGCGGCCTTTAATGAGGCGGTGCGTAATGGCATGAGTCCAGGCGATGCGGTGCGTGAAGTTGCCCGCCGTATGGATGCGTTCGCCAGCCTGATCACTTCATCGCCAGTGTTGGAGATTCGCTGATGCGTCTTATGCCTAAAATTTTGCGCTCCCCCGTTTGGGGGCGCTCAAATCCTTTTGAGTTAGCCGCGTGCTATTTGCATAACTCAATCAGGGTTGCGCAGAATTTGAGCCGACGAAATTCGCACGCGCAAATCAAGCTCGGTGATATGCCGAGTTTGAACAACCGCGTACGTTTAACGTACGGACATCGCAACCCATTGAAAAAAAATCAAGACGGGAATTCACGTCTTGCTCAGAACATACTCAACTTACTGAATTTGCGTAATTATCGCGAAACGCGAGAATTGGCGAGCAACAAACACGAACAGTATTCGGGTTCTCCTGAACATCAACACTGCTTAGGTTCAGAGGTTCCGACGAATAACGTAGAGAGCTGCGAAGATAACCAACCCTCTTTAAGAGGTGAGCCTCTGCACAACTCATTAAAAGTTGCGCAAAACAGACCATTTTTAAGAGGGGCAGTTCACAGCATTACGGAGAGTAACCCTGCTCAGCCCTTTGGCTCGATGCCCTGTCGGCGCAATTCCGCGCGGGCCAGTTCTTTCAACCAATTACCGAGACTAACGCCCTCACGTTCTGCGGCATCATTAAGCTGCTGCCGTAATTCTGGAGTGATTCGGATCTGGAAAGTAGGCGACAGCCCTTCTCCTTTTGGTGTTTTATCTCGTTTGATAGTTGACATGTACGTACGTAACCTTATAGCATGGATTTTGTTATGTACGTACGTTATCACGACGAACATGCAAAAGACAACGCCCCGGACTGCGGGAACAGTGCCAGGGCGTCTGACCTCCACCGATAAGTTACGTATCGAGGAAGCTATGAAAGATCATATCACACACCCGCAAGGGCGGAAGTCCTACATCTGGCGTTTTCTTGCACTGAGCGCCATCGGGCGCAACGTCATTCACATCACCGCTACCACTGAGCGCGAAGCCCGTGAGCAATCACCGGCTGGCTGCGTGATGGTATTCGCTGGCCGTCTGCCTGTGGAGGTGCGCCATGCGTGATCCAATCTGTCTGGAGCAGGCCGAATATAAATCAGCGCTGGCTTCATCACTTTACGAAACCATCCTGGAAAAAGCCTCTGCTGAATGTTCAGAAACGCTGCTGAATCTGATTTCTATTGCGTGTGATTTTAATCAGGAAATCCACCGGGCATTAGTCGCCGAGCTGCACATGGGAGAGACAAAATGAGACAGGTTCCTTTTGAAGTCCTGATGCACGCCGAAGACGCACTGGCATACAGCAATCAGGCTCTGGCTATGCTGGAAATCTGGATGGACTCCCTCGGCGAAGGTGATGAACACGAATCTAACTGTGTGGCCGCCATTTTCAGCTTGGTTCATGAGTCAAAAGATCGTCTGCAGAAAGCGCAGGAGGCTTACAGTGAAAAACGCGCCTAATGTGAAAACCCTCCCGCGCGACAAAATGGAGGAGGCCATCATCTTTGCTGGAACGGGAGCATGGAAAGCCGCTCAGGATTACCAGAAAGGGAAGGGCGAGCATGGAGACGATGTTCCGCCTGTGGTTCTGGATCACACCCAACTGGCGGAATTGCCCCACCTGCGCATTGTTGATAAAGGCCGTCGGTTTGCCCGTGTCTGTCAGGCCGGACTTATCGAGCAAAACCAAATCAGCATGATTGCAAATAAGCTGTGTGAGGCTGGCGTTACCAATGCTGAGTTTATCAACGAAAAAGGTGAGAAAGAGGACTGGACGCCATTAATGAAACGCCTGGAAGACGAGCCACTAATGGTGACTACGAGGGGTAGTGCTACGCCAGCGCTTAACCAGATGGGAGCCAGCCAGCGCGGGGAGGTTCTGCTTGCTCATTACGATGGCAATCTGGCGATCCATGCTGATTCCGACACGGTTCATCATTACAACGGCGTGGTGTGGGTTCCGCTTTCGGATAAAGAGCTACAGCGGGAAATGGCGCAAATTTTTATTGATGCCGAAGTAGCCTATTCGCAGAACGCGATTAAATCCGCTGTCGATACAATGAAGCTGGGTCTGCCAGTGATGGGTAATACAGCCCGAAATCTTATTGGTTTCAGCAACGGGGTTTTTGATACCCGGTTAGGCCAATTTCGACCGCATGATAAAAAGGACTGGCTTATCGTTGCGAGCGAATTGCCATTCAGCGAACCAGCAGAAGGAGAGACTCTGGCAACCCATGCGCCGAACTTCTGGAAATGGCTCCGCCGCTCTGTGGCGGATAATGACCGAAAAGCAGACCGCGTACTGTCTGCGCTGTTTATGGTGCTGGCGAACCGGTACGACTGGCAGCTGTTTCTTGAGGTAACGGGGCCGGGCGGAAGTGGTAAAAGTGTTATGGCGGAGATCTGCACGATGCTGGCGGGCAAGGCCAACACCGTATCGGCAAGCATGGCGGCGCTGGAGAACCCAAGGGAAAGGGCGCTGGTGGTTGGCTATTCGCTGATTATCATGCCGGATATGACCCGGTACGCTGGCGACGGCGCAGGGATTAAAGCTATCACTGGCGGGGATAAGGTAGCTATCGACCCTAAACACAAAGCGCCGTATTCAACGCGTATTCCGGCAGTGGTGCTGGCCGTCAATAACAATGCCATGTCATTCAGCGACCGAAGCGGTGGTATTTCGCGTCGTCGGGTTATTTTTAACTTCTCAGAGGTGGTACCGGAAAACGAACGTGATCCTATGCTTGCCGAGAAGATTGAAGGTGAGCTGGCCGTTATCATTCGCCACCTGCTTACTCGCTTTTCCAGACAGGACGAGGCCAAACAGCTTTTGCATGAGCAGCAGAAATCAGAAGAGGCGCTGGCCATCAAACGTGAAGGGGATTCACTGGTGGACTTTTGCGGCTACCTGATGGCTTCGGTCGTATGTGATGGCATGTTTATCGGGAACGCCGAGATCGTACCGTTCAGCCCGCGCCGTTATCTGTATCACGCTTATCTGGCTTATATGCGGGCTAACGGCCTGAGCAAGCCGGTGTCGCTGATGAGGTTCGGCACGGATATGCCAGGCGCAATGGCTGAATATGGCAAGGAGTACCAGAAGCGCAAAACAAAACATGGCATAAGATCAAACGTCACACTTCACGACGATTCAGAAGACTGGATGCCTATGTGGAATGATACTTCTCACAATACCGGAGAAAATCAAAAGTAATGGGAAAAGTGTTCACCACTATTCACTGTGGATAAAATCGTTTATATAACAGATATTTAAGGGGTGAACACTTTTTATTGAAGTGTTCACCAAGTATTCACCTGTTCACCTTTAAAGGGCTTTTCTTTTAAAAGGTGAAGGGTTAGGGTGAACACTAGTGAATACTTAAAATTATAGTCTTCACCCTGTAACCATATGAATTTGAATGGAAAAAATGCAAAGGTGAACAGGTGAACACTTAAACGCATATTTTTTATTTTTACGAGGCTGCATATGGAAATTTTAGGCAACCATAACGACAAGTTTCACGGCATCAAATTTCTGCATAGTGCAATTGAAGAAATGAATGAGAAAGCTGAAGTAACTCTGACCGACTATCTGGCTCTTAGGGCTTTTGTTCTGGCTGAGCGAAGAGAAACTCAGGACTACATTGATGCAATGGATGAAACGTATGCTGATTTGCCCGATGATCTGCGTTCTTACATTGAGCTTCTTAATGACGTTGCCGCACAGCTATCAAATCCATCACGCTCAAATGGGAATTTAAAATCAATTATTTACGATGCGAGAATATCAAGCGGAAACGCCATGTCTCACTGGTTCAGTGTTGATAGATAGTAAAATCTAAGAAGGGATAACTAATGCGTACTAATGATGATTTACAGATAATCCGAAAGCATCTGGATGGTGAATTTGAACAGCGCCTGTTAGACGCTGCGATCAATAACCTTTTGGATGAAAATAATCAGCTTCGGTTCAGCAATTATGCCTATGCACTTAGAGAGCTATTCTTACACGTTCTAAAACGCATGGCACCTGATGAAAATGTTCAACTATGCGAGTGGTTTCCTGGTTTGAATGAAAGAGAGCAGGTTGCAAGAAAAGACTCTTACAAATATATCATTCATGGTGGGTTAAGTGATGAATATGTCAGGGATGTACTTGATGTAAATATTGCCGGAGTAATTCCGGGATTGCGTGATGCGTTCTACTCATTAAATAAATTTACTCACATAAGCGAAAAGATTTTTCCAATTAATGATGACGATGGCCTAAAAATGGTGGGAGAGGTTGAAGGTTGCATCGGAGCTCTTTTCACCAAGCTTGATGAGTGTCATAAGGAGATAATTAATAAGCTTTATGAAGCTGTGAGTGAGGCCGCGATACATAGTTCGATAACTGAAACTGTAACATCAATTGATATTTTATCGACACACAGCTCGGTTGATGAAGTGTATGTTGATGATGTGAAAATAGTAGAAATAAATGACTCTGAAGTAATTTTCTCTGTTAGTGGCTCTGTAGGTGTCGGGTTGCAATGGGGATCTAATTCCGATTTGCGAAATGACATAGGTGCTGTAGGTAGAGAAACATTCCCATTTACCTGCGAGGTGAGAAGTCCAGTGTATGCCCCTGAACGTTTAGAGTGTGATGAAGGGGCATTCCATGCAGATACTTCAAGTTGGTGGGAAGGATATTACGACTAACAAGTGTAAATTATTCGTCCTCGCGTTTATTAGTGCTTAGCCCGATAAAATTCGGGCTTTTATTTATTATTTTCATGTATATGTTGAGAAGTGGCACTCAGACGTGAGCCGCCACTGGCCGTTAAATCAAGCTGTAGCGAGTACAGCCTGTGGGATGCAGAAAAAGATTTAACGGCCTCCCCTCCAAGCGCTGGTTTCACGTCTCTACGTTAATTGATACGGAAACCACTCCATGAAGAAACTACTCGAATTACGCCAGCAGAAAGCCACACTCAAAACCCAGATGCGTTCCATGCTGGACAAAGCCGACACCGAAAAGCGCAGCCTGAACGAAGAAGAGGGCAAAAAGTTCGATGAACTCCGCGCCCAGGCTGATGCGCTTGAAGTTGAAATTACCCGCCTCGAAGCCGTCGCCGACGATCAGCGCAATCTGCCTGGTACTTCCGTTGAAGGTGAGCTAGTAAGCAACGACGAGCTGCGTCACTACATTATGACCGGTGATACCCGTTCTCTCTCCACGCTGGTGCAGGCTGACGGCGGTTATACCGTTATTCCTGAACTGGACAAAGAGATCATGCGTCAGTTGCAGGATGATAGCGTGATGCGCTCCATCGCAACGGTAAAGACCACCAAAACCAACGAATACCAGAAACTGGTATCTGTGGGCGGCACTACCGTTAAGCGCGGTACCGAAGGCGAAGCGCGTACCGAAACCAGCACGCCGAAGATGGAGCGTGTTGATATCAAACTCAACCCGATCTACGCCTATCCGAAAACCACTCAGGAAATTCTCGACTTCTCTGAGGTGGATATTCTGGGCTGGCTGTCTTCTGAAATTGCCGACACCTTCACCGCTACCGAAGAGAGCGACTTTGTGAACGGCGACGGTGATAAAAAATCCAAAGGGTTCCTGTCTTACCCTCGCGCGGCCACAGCCGATAAAACCCGCCCGTTCGGTACGCTGGAGAAGATGGAAGCTGCTGACGTTTCCTCTGATGGCCTGATCGACCTGCTGTATAAGCTGAAAGCCAAATACCGCAAAAACGCCGTATGGGTGATGAACTCCAATACCGCGGCCAAACTGCAAAAGCTGAAAAACGGCAACGGGGATTACATCTGGCGAGATCGTCTGGTTGCCGGTTCTCCCGATACGCTGCTGGGCCGTCCGGTTCAATATCTCGAAACCATGCCAGATGCGGAAGCAGGTGAAGCGTTCCTTGCTGTGGGCGACTTCAAACGCGGCTATTTCATCGTGGATCACACCACTGGTGTGCGTACCCGTCCTGACAACATCACCGAACCGGGTTTCTACAAGGTACATACCGATAAATACCTGGGCGGCGGCGTGGTGGACTCCAACGCCATCAAGGTGCTTGAGCTTTCCGGCTCCGGTTCCTGATTTGACGTTTGAGGGGCTTAGGCCCCTTTTCTCCTGTGGAGTCCAACAATGAAAACAATTGATTTTGAAATCCGCACCTCCGATCTGAGCGCCAGTAACAAAAAGCTGGTGGGCTATGCCGTGCGCTGGAACAGTCTCTCTGAAATTATCTGGGACGAGTTCCGCGAGCAGTTTGCGCCGGGAGCGTTTAAAGACAGCCTGGCATCAGGTAGCGATGTGCGTGCGCTGTACGAGCATAACTATACCCAGCTGCTGGGCCGCACTAAATCCGGCACGCTGGTGCTGTCCGAAGACGATACCGGGCTGCGCTTCGAGCTGACCCCGCCGAATACCCAGCTTGGTAACGATGTGCTGGAGCTGGTGGAGCGTGGGGATATCTCCGGCATGAGCTTTGGTTTCCGGGCGCTGAAAGAGGCGTGGGATATCGGCCAGTCTCCATACCTGCGCACTGTTACCGCAGCCGAACTGCGGGAGATTACCGTTACCTCTATGCCTGCTTATCCTGAGTCTGGCGTGGAAATCGCGCACCGTTCGCTTTTCTCCCAACATCCTGAACTGCGCCGCGCTGGCGATAACCGTCGCCGCTGGGCTGAATTAGCGGGGCTCTGATATGTGGAATATCTGGCCGTTTGGCCGCAAGTCTGAACCCTCTGAGCAGCGCAGCATGACCATTGATGAATTTCTGGCGATGGCAGGGATTCCAAATACCGGATCAGGCGAGTATGTGTCTGCGGGTACTGCGGAATCTCTGCCGGCGGTCATGAACGCCGTATCAGTTATCAGTGAGGCGGTGGCAACAATGCCATGCTATCTCTACCGCGTCCGTAATGATAATGGTCGTGAGGCGCGAGAATGGCTGAGTAATCACCCGGTGGATTTTCTCCTGAACGAGCAGCCGAACGACTGCCAGACGCCTTATCAGTTTAAACGCACGATGATGCGCCATTGTCTGCTGAACGGTAACGCCTATGCGGTGATCCAGTGGGGCCGCGACGGCCAGCCGCAATCCCTGCACCCGTATGCGCCGGGGGCGGTTGTTCCTGAGCGTATCGGCCAGCATAAGTACAAATACACCGTTACAGAGCCGTTTACCGGGGCTGTGCGCACCTATCTACAGGAAGAGATTCTGCACCTGCGTTACTCCACCGATGATGGCTTTCTGGGGCGTTCGCCTATTACTACGTGCCGTGAGGCGCTGGGGTTAGGTCTGGCCCAACAGCGCCACGGTGCCAGCATTATGAAAGATGGCATGATGGCGGCGGGCGTCGTCACTACTGCTGAATGGCTCGACAGCATGAAGGGTAAGCAGGCTCTGGACGCACTGGAGCGCTACAAAGGTGCCAGAAATGCCGGGAAAACGCCGATCCTTGAAGGTGGCATGGATTATAAGCAGCTGGGCATGAGCAATCAGGATGCCGAATGGCTGGCCTCTCGTCGCTTCACCATTGAAGACATTGCCCGCATGTTCAACGTGTCGCCTATCTTCCTGCAGGAATACAGCAACAGCACCTACAGCAATTTCAGCGAAGCGAGCCGCGCCTTTCTTACCATGACGATGCGCCCGTGGCTGGCGAACTTCGAACAACAAATCAAATCTGCGCTGCTGGTGGCCTCCCCCGTCCCAGGAACCCGTTATCAGGTGGAGTTTGACTCTGCTGACCTTCTCCGCGCCACGCCAACCGAACGTTATGCCACTTATGAGCGCGGTATTAAGAACGGGATCATGAACCCGAACGAAGCCCGAGAGCGTGAGGGGATGCCACCGCGTGAAGGTGGTGACGAATTCAGCCAGGCATGGAAGCAGGAAGTGAAGATCAGCAAAGACGGCAAGGAAGGTGACGCATGAGAGCCGGGGGGCTGAGAAGCCGCGTCACTATTCGGGTATTCACTACCCACAGGGAGCCGTCCGGTCAGGTTGTTCAGGTCTGGGAAGACGGGGAAACCATATGGGCTGAGGTTAAGGGGATCAGTGGCCGAGAGTTAATGGCGTCAGGTGCCGAGGTTGCCGAAGCGACGATCCGCGTTTGGGTGCGTTTCCGCCGTGATATTACCGCAGCCAACCGTCTGAAAGTGCTTACTGGCCCGTTTGCTGGCAGCACTCTCAATATTATCGGGCCTCCTATTCCTGATTCGGAAGGTACCCGGCTGGAAATTCTCTGCAAGACAGGAACGGAAAAATGACAGCAGAAATCACCCTAGATGAAGCAAAGCTGCATTGCCGTATTGATGATGATTACGAAGATACGTTGATACAGGCGTACATCGATGCGGCGCTGGAGGTTTGCCAGAAGCATATCGGCAAGCGGTTTGATAACGGGCTGGAGTTTACGCCAGCTATCAAGATTGGCTGTCTGATGTACGTATCTCAGCTGTACGAGTACCGCACGATGATTGGTGATACCGACGCCAAAGAGATACCGATGGCTGTCTCTGCGTTGTGGTCTGTCTATCGTGATGTGGGGGTGTACTGATGCCGTGGCAACCACTACGCCGGTGCAATGAGCCGGGATGTAATAAACGGGTGAAGTCTGGCAAGTGTGACGAGCATAAGCGGGATGCCCGCCGACAAAGCGACAGCCGAAGAGGTACGCGAACAGAGCGTGGTTACTCCAACCGCTGGGGCGAATACCGTCGTCATTTTCTAAAAGCTAATCCGCTGTGTGTCCATTGTCTCAAGGCTGGCGTCTATGCATCGGCAACTATCGTCGATCACATCATCCCTATCGAGGGTGAAGCTGATGTGCTGTTCTGGCCCGCCAGTAATCACCAGTCGTTATGCGCTGCCTGTCATGGACGGAAGACAACCACAACAGACCCGGTGACGAAGCAGCAGCGTAAAGCCGGTAAGTTCCGCGAGCAGGAAGAAGCAGCACGTCATCGCAACGACTGGATCTATGAGGCAAACAATGACTGAGCAGGAACAGCAGCGGCTGATTAGTGGGCTGATAAAGCAGCGTGAGTCATGGCAACCAGCCAGACAGAGAGCGCATAAGAAGCCCGTAGCAAAGCGCATGAGCCAGCGTGACCGGGAGCTTATGGAATGCTTTCGCAACCGCTGACAGGCCGAATGGACGGGGTGGGGGAGGTTTTAAAGACAAACCCCTCTCAGCGAGGAACCACCCGCCCCCTCAAATTTTTACGCACAGTGTTTTTTTTGAAAATAAAACAGACAGGTAAACAGTAAGTTATGGCAAGACCACCCAAACCGCCCGCCTATCTTGATGAGATCGCGGCGCAGCAGTGGAAAGCAAAGGCGAAGCAGCTGGCGGAGCGCGGTGATCTGACGCCTGCCGACTGGAACAACCTTGAGCTGTATTGCGTCAATTACTCGATGTACCGCAAAGCCGTGGAAGACCTTGCCACGCGGGGATTCAGCATAGTGAACAGCCAGGGCGGTGAGAGCCGTAACCCGGCACTGAGCGCAAAAGCGGATGCCGAAAAAATTCTCATAAAAATGTCGTCGCTCCTGGGCTTTGATCCGGTAAGCCGCCGCCGCAATCCGGTAGAAACGGAAGAGGAGGACGATCTTGACCGTCTGGGATGATTACGCAAACGCCATTAAATCGGGTGAAATTCCGGCCTGTAAGCGCGTGAAACAGGCCGTTGAGAGGTACTTTTCAGACCTGAATGACCCCCGCTATGTGTTCGACGCGGCGACCGTGGAGCGGTTTATCGCCTTCTCCCGGCTCTGTCCGCACGTCAAAGGCCCGCTGCGGGGCCAGCCAATCGAGCTGGAGCCGTGGCAACAGTTCGCTTTTGCTAACCTGCTGGGCTTTAAAGTCAGGGAGTCAGGCCGCCGTAAGTACAGCAGCGCCTTTATTGAGGTGCCGCGCAAGAACGCCAAATCAACCGTAGCCGCCATGCTGGCTAACTGGTTTCTGGTAATGGAGAAGGGCCAGCAGGATATCTACACGGCGGCGGTAAGCCGGGATCAGGCCCGAATCGTGTTCGACGATGCCCGCCAGATGTGCCTGCTGTCGAAACCGCTGAAAAAGCGCGTCAATATCCAGGCGCATAAGGTCATTTTTCCGAAGAGCAACAGCCTGTTAAAGCCGTTGGCGGCGAAAGCGGCCACCATTGAAGGGACTAACCCCAGTCTGGCGATTGTCGATGAATACCACCTTCACCCGGATAACGGCGTTTATTCCGCCCTCGAGCTGGGTATGGGCGCACGTCCGGAGGCGATTTTGTTCGCCATCACTACCGCCGGGAGTAACGTTGTCTCTGCCTGTAAACAGCATTATGACTACTGCTGCCAGATTCTGGCCGGGGAAGAGAGCAACGATTCGCTGTTTGTCCTGATCTACGAACTGGACGACGAAAGCGAGGTTGAGCAGCCTGAAATGTGGATCAAGGCTAACCCTAACCTGCATGTGTCCGTTGACTCAGCGAAACTGGAATCCACCATCCAGAAAGCGCGGGGCATACCGTCGCAGTGGGTGGAAATGCTGACCAAACGTTTCAATATCTGGTGTCAGGGCTCCACGCCGTGGATGGGTGCCGGTGCATGGGATGCCTGTGCGCTCGACTATAACGAAGACGATCTGGCCGGAATGGAGTGCTACGCCGGGTTTGACCTGTCCTCTACCAGCGACATCACCAGCGTGAGTTACGCTTTCCCGTTCGACAGGGAGATCCGCCTGCTGACCCGTCATTATCTGCCGGAAGCCCAGCTACTTAACATCGCCAACAAAAACCGCGCCATCTACCGCCAGTGGGTAAAAGCGGGATGGATACGCACCACGCCCGGCGACTGCATCGACTATGACCGCATCCGTGACGATATTCTGCGCGACGCTGAAATCTTCAATATCAGGCTGGTGGGTTTCGATACGTGGAACGCCACGCACCTGCGCACCCAGCTACAGGGAGCGGGGCTTGATGTGGAGCCTTTCCCGCAAACCTATCTCAAGTTCAGTCCGGTGGCGAAATCATTTGAGGTGTTCGTTAACCGTAAGGTGGTGCGCCATCGCGGCGATCCGGTTCTGGCCTGGGCGATTGGAAACGTGGTGATGGAGTCCGACGCTAACGCCAATATTAAGCCCAACAAAAAGAAATCCTCTAACAAGATAGACCCTGCGGTATCTGCGCTGATGGCGTTCGGCACCTTCCAGGCTGAGCATGAGGATTTTGCTTTCGATATGAGCGACAGCCACAAACAACGGCTGGCGACATTTAACGGTATCTGACTGGAGTAAAACTATGAATACAGCAAACCATGAAACCATGAGCACGATCCTTCTGAGCGGCTCGCTGGCTAAACTTTTTGGCCGTACTCACCAGCGGCTTATTGGCCCGACACGTGAGGCGTTTACTGCGTTATCCGCCACCATTCCCGGCTTTCAGAAATTCATGAATACCAGCAAAGCCCGAGGACTTACGTTCGCTGTATTCGTGGACAAAAAGAACGTAACTCAGGATGATCTCGATTTTCCGAACGGTAACAGGACGATTCGAATTGTTCCGATCATAATCGGGAGCAAGAAAGCAGGGGTGATGCAAACTATTCTCGGCGCGGTGCTGGTGGCGGCGTCAATCTGGATGCCTGGCATTGGCATTGCAGCCAGTAACATGATGTTTGCTGCTGGTTCAGCAATGGCAGTAGGCGGTGTAATGCAAATGATATCTCCGCAGGTGCAAGGCCTTGCCAGCAAGCAAAGTGCCGATAATAAAGCCTCGTATGCGTTTGGAGGTGTCACCAACACTGCCGCCCAAGGCTACCCGGTACCGTTGCTTTACGGTAAGCGCCGAATTGGTGGTGCAATCATTTCTGCCGGGATCTATGTCGAAGACCAGCTTTAAGTATGCATGATGAAGCGAGAGACTATCGAGGCGGTAATAACAGAAATGGCACATCTGCAAGGCCATGAACTTAACGGGCGGGATCATCTTATGGTGCGCAATCGCGTTGCCGCTTGCTTGGCTGCGAAAGAACGCCACCGGCAAAGGATGGATGCCAAACCGTATCAATGGAGAAAGCCGGAAAGGCCAAGGTGATAAACCCAACCTATCAAAGCACTGGACTATGTTCTGGTGCTTTTTTGTTTGTGCGAGCAATCGTGTATAAACATATGTATAAACAGAGATAAAAAAGGCGCTTCCCCATGCCGGTTAGCGCCTTTTTAAACAAACACTTAACTGATTAGTATCAGTTCATGCCGTATTTTTTCAGTTTCTTACGCAGAGTACCACGGTTGATACCCATCATCAGCGCAGCGCGGGTCTGGTTACCGCGGGTGTATTGCATCACCATGTCCAACAGTGGCTGTTCAACTTCAGCCAGTACCAGCTCATACAGGTCATTAACATCCTGACCATTCAGTTGAGCAAAATAGTTCTTCAGTGCCTGTTTAACCGAGTCACGCAGGGGCTTTTGAGTTACCTGGTCCTGAGAGTTAACGGTAGAAACGGTCAGTACGTCAGAATTTACGCGTTGTTCGAACAT